ATCTAATATAATATCGAAACCATCACTATATCCGTCACTAAATCCACCACCTTTGGTTCTATTTGCAGATTGGATTACACCGATACCTTGCTCCATTAAAGCACCATTACAACACTTAACATCATAAGTATCTTTATCTAAACATAGACATGCTCTCCTACTATTCTTTGGTGAGGATAATCCACGAGTAGGCCCTAAATAATAACCCGAATTATTTTCTCTATTAACAGAATATCTTAACGCACCATTTTTACTATTTGACCAAGGCATAGTGATTGTTTGATATTTAACAATCATTGAAACAAAAATAAGTAATCTATTTAATAGACTTCATTGCTTCCTTATGCATCAATGTTTCTAACTGATTTCTATCTGCTTTATACGATAGGAACAATAAACACTTCTCTAACGGCTCTTTAACTACTTCGTCTATTTCTTTAAGGTTACCGTCTGCAAGTTCAATAATCGTTGCATAACTTCTCCACTTTTTTCCAAAGTTGATTTGATGTTGTGAGGAAGCTCCATCTGCATCAAAGATTTCGGGATAGCGTTCAGTAAGTCCATTTGCAAATTGAGAAAAAAAAACAGAGTACCCCAATGTATCTCCATGTCTACGTTCATAAATAAATTCTCTTTGATATCACCTGTATAACTTTCTATTTGATATCTATCACCTTTCTTTTGTGTAACAGGTCTGTATAGTATAGACATTATCTTTGCCCAATTCTTATCAATACTAATCGTATCCCATTGTGTAATATCAGCATATGCACCATACGCCATCTTTGATAGGTTAGGTTCAAACCCATACTCTACTCCATCAATTGTAATAAATCTTTGTAGTTCAATTCCATCAGGCGAAACGAATTGTGATAACTTTGCTTTAAGCAAGTTATAACTATCTGCCGATAATCCTCTTAAATATTCAGGTTGTATACCACATAGGTGTAATAACATAATAGCAATCTGTGCTTCTTCGTTATCTCTGTAATTCTCTAACTCACCTTGCATCTTTAAGTATGTACCTAATGTAATGTCTTTCCAACTAGTTGGGATTTCAATTGTTAATGTTTGTTTCATATAATTTTAATATTTGTGTTAATCGTTTTGTTTTACTCATTTCGTTTTTCAACATTGCATCCATTGCTATGATTTGTGCACGGAGTGTTTCGTTTGCATTATGCATTTCTTTTGCATAACTAATTAAATCTTTCAACTCATCTTCTGTCCATACTTTTGTTTCCATACTATCTTATTGTGATTTGATAACTACCTTTACTCTGTGCTTTTTGTGATAGAGACATCATACATCCATATCTTGCTGCGTCAATTGCGTGGTCGAGTCCACCTTCCGGCTTATCCGTTACATAACCATGTTTGTCTGTTTCGTATTGATAGGCATACATCTCATTGATTAAGTTTTGTGAAGTCTTTAATATCTTTATCTTATAGTTCTTCATTACTGATATACCAAAGTTAATACTATCTTTACCTTTAACAACAGGCTTCGTATTAAACCCACTACGATACAACTCTTCTATTAATCTCGGTTCCGAACTATCGCACCATATAGTTTGGTTTCTATCTATTTCTAATTTTCTTAATTTGTTTATGATATCGTTTGTCACTAACCCCGTTTCGTAAATAAGTTCTTCCAAATATAGTGTGTCACTATTTTTATATATAGCCACAAGACTAGCGGGGTCATTAGAGTAACCAACGTCAAACCCAAAGCAAACAAAATCACCTTCGATATCATCACACACATCAAATTCAAATACCGCTTTATCGTTTGCAGCATATTCACCTTTACCATATATCTTCCATTTCTTTTCGTTAGTGTATTGTAAATCCTCAATTGCTTTAATCATTTCCTTTGGTAGATAAGGATTGTCTTTATAGTTTGTAGTGTACCTCTCACAATCTTGCATCTGTCTTAACCAATGGTACGGACTAATAGTAGGATTATAAGCTAAAATAATTTTACCTGATGTACGAATACTTAACTGAAAATAACTTTCTTCATCCACTTCACTTGCTTCGTCAACAAAGAGTATAGTAGATTTAATACCGCGTAACTTATCGCCATCATCAGTATTAAGAAATTGTATAGTAGAATTAGGAAAATTATAAATCCTATCAGTAGTGTGCCAGTTATTGTCATCATATATTCCAAGCGATTTAAGTATATCGGTAAAATCCTTTATGACTGTACGTTTCAAAGAAGGTATTGTCTTTCTTACAACTGTAATCGTTTCCGAACCTTCCAATGCTTTAACAATAAGGTATTGTAGTATCGCGTATGTCTTACCACTTCTCGTTCCACCAATGTGATGCGTTATTCTATTCCCTGCATCTAATAAGTGCTCAAATGTAATTGTAGTATTGATATTAACTTCCACTACCTGATTTGGTTATGTTTATGTTTATAGATTGTATTCTTTGTTCAATCTCTGCTTTCATTTCAGTTCTACTCAATTTAGGTAAAGCATATTCCATTAACTTCAATGCTAAGTCCATTGCCTTCTCAGGGTCTCTCTTTTTTATTTCCTCTAAATCTTCTGATATTGTATTCAGGGTATTATTTACTGCACGAGCAATTGTTAACTTCATTTGTTCTGTACTTCTATTCAAAGCACCCGGTGGTCTTCCCTTTGCTAACTTATGTCCTGGTTGAAATCCCATTATCTTATATTATTTAAATACACTAATTTAACAACTTAAAAATTATTTGTTAGTGTATACACACCATGCGATAGATAATCCAATGGTGAGGAGATATGCCCCCATTAACACCCATATCTCGTCTATGTCTTTATTCTTATTTTTCATAATCTATTCTTTCTATGTGAAACCCATGCAACAACTCTCCATCCTTTGTATAAATCATAAACATATGGTAATCCAATTTATCATCCGATACCAATATCATATCTACCATTTTAAAGAATGTCCAATCAAAGTATAGTTCTAAATGTTTAGTAATGATTTCTTTTTTATTCATACCATCCTCTTGTATCTGGCGTTTCCTTTCTAATTACTCTTTTACTTCTTACTCTCATTTCTTTTTTAGCTTCATCAGTTCTTCTATCGTTTATCCATTGTATGATACCTAACTCTTCTGCTTCCCTTAATTGTTTATCGTAATGTGCTGTAATTGCTTCTCTACCTTCTTCCCATGCTTTTCTTAAACTCTGTCTAATCTTTGTAAATCTAGCTAATGCTTCTCCTGTATAATTGTCGAAAGGATATGTATCTTTTGGTTCGTATGGTTTTACACTTTCCTTTTGTGCTTTTGCTAAACACTTCATACATCTCCATCTCGGTTTGTGTGTATGGTATGTATCACCACATATCTTACATACTCTTGTCTCTCCTACCTTTGTATTAAATGGTTTTTTAAACATCAAATGGATTTTTAATTATTCCTTTAAGGTGTTGTCTAATTCGTTTTAAATGTATGAATACTGTCGACTTACTTATTCCTATCTTATCTGCAAGTTCTTGTAATGTATCATCTCCTTCACACCAATACAATTCGTAAATACGGGCTGAACTAAATTGTCTTGTCTTCTTTAATCTATCTATCTCTTTAAGTACTTGCTGATGTGCATACATAATATCATTGTCCAAAGTGATATCGTATTCTTCGTTGATGGACTCGGATTGAATGGTAGGAACGTATTGCATCTTCTTATTACGCTTTACTTTGTTAATCCACCTACTACTAATAAACCTCATACAATAAATTAAATTATATGAATCTTCGTAATAAAGTTTTGGATTACACTTTTCGGCAAGGTATACATACAACTCGCCTACCATATCCTGACTTTCTAATCTGCTTTTACAGATATTGTAACTAACTTTCAATAACCATTCGTGTGAATTTCTATATAAGACTTCTAGCCTTTCATTACATTCACTTCGTAAACTGCCGGTTATTTCATTAGTCATTTGCTTCTACTTTTTTAACAAAATCTTTGATTGTGTTTACTGCTCTAATCCAATGGTTTGCAGCACTTCCGCAACTGCATGGTTGCCCCTCGTTTGTTCCTGATATTTTATTATGATTAGCCCATACCCAATTCATTCTATCGTTTGGTATATGTGTGTGAATAGATTGAATTACTTCTACTAACTCTATATACTCTGCCTGTGTATAAGGTAAATACTTTTCCATTATTTCTTTAAGTTTTTCAATTTTGGTAATTCTAATGAGGTTATTTCCGGTTGAGATTTCATAGGGATTGGTTTATCCAATGCTAAGAATTGTTTGATGTATGGAAACCCTGGGTGGGATGGGTGAAACTGAAATCCAACTACCGATAAGATAGTCATTAAATCATTAACCGATTCACATTTACTAAAATCTACAAGATATAAACTATCATTGTCAATTACTGGTGTTCCATCTAAGTTTGCTTTAATTGCGTCCATTTGTTTTGCTTTTAATTTTTGTTCGTTTGTGTATGTAAAATATTCTTCTTCGTATGTCATAATTTTATTCCTCCGTGATTTTCACAATTGAATAATTTGTCTAAATAATTTTTTCTACGGGTGCATCCACAATCTGGGTTCTTAAAGAATGTCCACGCAATCCATGAGGCCAGGGAAGTTCCCCAGCCAAATGTAATTACGTTTATCAAACTTTCCAACCAACTACCTAGTGGAAAAACACACAACTTCTTTTTGTTATTCACTACTTTTTCTTTTTATCTACTTGATGATACTTTAATAAATTTTCAGAATAAGTAACCATTTGTAAATTACTTAATCTATTATCCTTCTTAACTGCGTTAATGTGGTCAATTACCATACCTTGTGTGATAGGACATATAAAACTTTCCCATACTAATCTGTGACCATACATAATTCTTCTTTCACTTTCATCGTCATAGATGTTGTATGTAACATATCCATCTTTACAATTAAGTGGATTGATTTCTCTGTAATTGTCAAACAAAGGTGCTTTATTGTTTTTGGTACCTGAATAGATTGATTTAGATACTAATCTACCTTTATCTGAAATTAAATACTTTGTAAAACTTATTCCGTTGTAAGTTGGGATAACCCATTGTTCTTTTTGATTTGCCATTTTATTGTGTTTGTTTGTAATAATAAATATATCAGTAATTTAAAAACGTAATACTATTTATTATAATATGTAATATACGATAAATTACTGATATTTCCAAATCTATTTACAATGTTTTTTAATTAGGTTACTTACTAATGAGGACATTCTGTATCCGTGATAGTCACAATACTCTTTAAGTATTCTATGTGTTTCACCTGGGATTTGTACTAATCCTAAATCTCTCTTAATTGTTTTGTCTACTTTTGTAGAACCTTTTGGTCTACCTACTGGGTTTTTTGTTGTTGCCATTTTGTTTTGTTTTTTAGTTTTTATATTTGTAATTTAATTCACTATGTTTATTATAACTGATTGTATAATTTAACACACATTTGAATTGTTTAATAGATACCTTTTCTTTTTTAAGACATGATTTACATATCTCATCTACAATTTCAGAATATTCGTCATTTCTATTAGAGAGAGCTATTTTTGCTGATGTTATCTTAAACCATTTTTCTATAAGACTGTATGGTAATGCATCCCATACTTTATCGACACTTTGTTCATTCTCTTGCAATAGATACCATAAATTTTCATCTCTATCAAATACATTTTTATTCATAACTTATTATTTTAATTTTATTGTAATTACTTCATCCATTAACTTCTTTTGTTTATCTGAAAGTTTTAATACATCAAAGAACTTCTCCCAAGTTATCTCATCCTGAATATCAAAGTATATATCTTCATACTCATTATCAGGAGTTTCATAATTAGTTAGTTTGTTATATAGCTTATAATATAATCCATAGTTATTAGCTGTATCATTACTCTTGTCAATTTCCTTATCCATATCTTTATCAATATCTTTATCAATATCTTTATCCATATCCATATCCTTAGTCCTTATGTAATCATTAGATAAGGGTTCTATAAGGGTTATTGAAGGATTAGATAATTGTTTAGTAATGGTTGGTAAAGTATTATCATTAGGTTTAATAATGTTATGTGATAATAGTAATTCTCTTGCAGATTTAATTGCAGGTGTTTTAGAAGTAAAAAAGTTTTTATACTGAAATGTAATAAACTTTGGAATAAACCATTTATCATTATCAGTTGGATATATTCTATCTTTTAGATAATCTATAATTTCATCTTCACTTCTTTCAGTTCCAGTTTGAAACTTTAATAATTTGAGATTTACTTTGTATACGCCAGCATGGTCGCACATATCTAAAATGTAAATCCATACCAATTTCATATCAATTGGTAATTCAGTAAACCAACTATCGTTCCATTTAGTTGAGTCAGTTAATCTTTTAGCCATATAATCTATTTTTTAGTTGTTTATAAATGTAATATACGAATAATATTTTAAAGTACCAAATATTTTCCTATATCAATATATATTACATAAATTCGAAAAACGTAAAAAAAGTGGAAAAAACTTTTTTATGTTGTTAATTATACGGAGATTAAATACTGCCGATACGCGATTCCGCATAATTTTATCGGTTCTCCTCATATAATCTATACCACCTCGTTTTGTGCCATTCGGGGTGGTTTTTTTATGTACCTACTTTTTTACTGAAAAATACCCTATTTTTACCCTATTTTCCCCAAAAAACCCCATTTTCATAACTCATTGATAATCAATTAGTTGCATAACTCGTTGATTTTGAGGGTTTTATGAGGGTTTTTCATAACTCATTGATAATCAGTACTTTAGCTAAATCATTGATTTTCAACGACTTATGCGGACTGTGACATATATGGTAAAAATATATGTATAACGCATTGATACTCAATAAAGAATTTTTGGGTATATGACAAATCGTCTCATAAATCAGTAGGTAAAACCCCAAAATTGTTGTATATTTGTATATCTCCTACCAATTAAGGTTAGGGGTATGTAATTAAATAAATAAACAAAGGGTGGTGACCTACACCAATTTTTATGAAAAACACACAATTAGTTATGAACAACAAAACACAATCAGTTATGGTAAAAGTAAACAACAAAAACAAAGAGTTAGAAACAATCTTAAAAGAATTAGGATTTAAGAAAAAAATTGAAACATCTTGCGCTGGATATAGTGTATGGAAATATGAAACATATTACAATGAGTCTATTAGATGTAGAGTTGAATATAACACAATGGGTGATACACCAATAGTAGTTGTGTATAATGATATTTCTTCCGATATAGATGATACCTCTTGGAGTGAAGTTAATTTTTGGGGTGAACCAAAAGAAGTAGAAAACTATCTTATTCAATATAAGAAAAACTTAAAAAGTTATATGAAATATCTAAAAGAACAAATTGATGAAACAATTGTTCTTACAAATCTTAATCCGCATGATGAAAATGTAAAGTTTATATTATCTCAATTGTTCAAACAAATGGACGAATATAGAGAAAAGTTTTTTAGAAAAACTAAATAATCAAAATAGGGGAGTTGAAATATACTCCCCTTTTTTTATAAACACACAAACAATAAGTTATGATGATTAAAAACACAAAGATTGAAAAGAAACACCAATTCTATGAAGAAGTTCTTTTCCCACAATTAAATGGTAATGGTGAAGGTATCGGTCAGTACATTACTGAATTAGAACAAAGAGTTCAAACATTGACACAAATGGTAAAAATACAAAGTGAAGAAATTCAAAGATTAAATGGAATTAAAAAATAAGTTATGGAAACATTAATTATGGATTTAATCAAACAATCCCAAAAAAGTTTGAAACAAATTGAAGGTAAATACCAAAGTGATAGTTACCAAAACGAAAGTGAATGGAAAGAAGATATTACATTCATTAAAGGTAGAATTGAAGGATATAAAAGAATTTTAGAATTAGTAAACACAAAATAAAAACAACAAAGTTATGAAAGTAGAACAATTATTAGAACAAATGGATAAGAACATTAAATCTCTAACAGAGAGTTTAGAAGTATCAATATCGTTAGATAAATCCGAAGTGAAAGAAAAGTATGGTAGTCTTAAAACATACAACGAATGTGTTAGTATGGAAAGAGGTGCATTAACATCTATGATTACTTTAAGACAATGGATTGTAAATAAAAATTCAGTAGAAACACATTTAGAAACATACGAACAATTAGTAGACCGTTCGTTTAGAAAAGATTAAAATAATAAGTTATAGGGGAGTTGAAATATACTCCCCATTTTTAAAGTGAAAATTATGACAAGAAGAGAGTTTATAAAACAGCTGATAGAATTATTAAACAAAGTAAAATAAGAATTATGAAACATTATTCAGAAAGAGAAAGTAAAGATTGGACAACATCAAATATGAAAACATACATTGACGATTGTTACTATTATAGTGATAGAGGTGGTGAATGTAAAAAGAGTTGGCCTGATTTGGAACACATTATGAAAGAGTCAGGTTTAGATGAAGTACCATTAAAAAAACAAATCAAATTCAAAAGAATATTTGATATAATGTATAAACAGGAATTTAATAAATAAGTTATGGACATCAAAGAATTAGAACAACGACTGATTGATTTGGAGAGAAGGTTCTTTCCTATTGAGAAAGTCCTTTATGAAAAACATAGAGAAGAAATCGAAGTGAAAAAATCAGAGGATATTGAAAGGGATGGTACGAATTATAGAGTTAGTGCAATAATAGAAACGGATAAGGGTAACACACAAATACAATTCAATGTAAAAGGTTACACCGAAAAACAAGCACTATACTTTGCAAATGATAAAGTTATCTATCCTCAAATGGTAAGGTTAAAAGATAGTGGTAAAATTAAATGGTTTAAGACAATTAGTAAAGAAATAATAAAGTAAGTTATGAAAGAGAATAATGTTTTAATTCCTGCAAATATGGATGAAATGAAAATCCTTTTGCAAGGTGAAAGAAATGATAATAAAAAAGAATGGCCTGCCGAAGCAAGATTAAACTTAAATGTTAAAAGAGTAGTGTGGAGTGAAAAGGAAGGTTGTTATGTACACTTATGTTTTACCGATAGTAATTACATTAAGTTTATGGATGAGTATATGAAAAGTAAAGTAGGTAATGAATATTTGCATGCGTGTATGTATTATGATGAAATAATCCATGTACCTGAAAATCTTAAAGATAAAATGTATAAGATTAAAATGTTCACCGATAACCTTATCAAATTTAAGTTCGATGATTGTGAACTTATGTTTGTTCCGTATAACAAAGGTGTTATGCTTCTATCTATCAAAGTGAACGAAGATAGTAGAGGTAAAGGTATAGGAACAAATGTTATAGATGAATTATATGAGTTATCTGATAAATTAAATATACCTTTATATCTTCAACCATATCCAGATGAGTATGGTATGCAAACGGATAAGATATGGCCTGAAATACATAGATTAAGAAAATGGTATGATAGATTAGGATTTGGGCCTGTGTTAGAAGAAGGTAGTTGGGTATGGAGTAATTTTACAGACGAATGTATTAAAGAATTGTTTGTAGAAGATTATATTGAAAAAAGTAAAAGAGCTTACAAAATAAGTAAAAAATAATAAAGAGTCTGTGTGTTTCATAACTAGCGTTGTCTAAAAACAACGAACCCCATTGGATTGATTTCCTTTGGGGTTTTTTTCGTTTATTCTCCGATTTGATATGAAGATATCATTTATGTATTAAGTCCTCAGGAAACAACCTTAAAATTAGGTTGTAACCTATTTTACCTACCTTGTCCTCTATATTGTTTCGTTGGTTTCACTTTGGGGCCGGAAGTCTTTTGTGCTTTACCACCTTTTCTTTTACCAAATGATGTTTTGTTACTATTGTTAGATACTTTTGCCATACTTGTTGTTTACTAAATAATCTAATTCTATTCTAATGGTATTCACTTCTCTACTTATCTGCAAAATCATTTGTCTTAATTCATTCATTTGTTCTTGCTGATTTGCAACTCTCAACTCTAAATCATAAAGATTTGAATTGAATTTCTCTTTACGAAATAAGTGCATCATAATGTTTAATTTTTTATTCTGAAATTGGTACACAGTTGGGTACTTCTCTACCACCCATATCTTTTGTACCTATTGCTTCATAACCTTCCCAACATGCATCATCTAAACTTTGTAAGTTGATACCTCTAAACTTTGTATCGTATGCAACTCTTGCCATTACTTTTTCTGATGTGTCTTTTATTTTAGACATCTTTTCTTTGTCTAAATAAGAATAACATATTGCTGCTGCTTGTGATTGTTCGTATCCTGCTGATACTTCTACACCTATACAACGAGAAATGAATTGTTCTTCACTCTCTCCTTTTTTAATTTCTACTGGCATATCTTAATTGTTTACTCTGTATGTTTTGTTATTAAATCTTACTTTGTAGACGGTATTAAAGTCCAATGTTCTCCAATCACCATCTAATCCTACTACGGGTATGTTATACATATCCATCGCAGCTTTTGTATCACTTCCACCTGCAATTCCATCACCAATCGGCCCGTCAATCCAATACATCTCATAATATCTTCTACGACCTGTTTCGGTTATCCAACCTACTCTTGCAGGATTTGATGCAGTTGCTTGGTTTAAAAGTATATCTTCAAATTCAGCAAAACTGATTTCTTGTGATATAAATTCAACCAACTTATTATTTACGGAATTACTTGTCATTCTTTTTCTTTTTAGCTACTTCACCAGGATACGTTGATGCGGGTATCGATGGGTTAACTTCGGTTTCAGTAAGTAAACCTAAACTTCTTAATTTATTTCTACTCCAACTTAATGCTGATTTACCACCCCATAAAAGATATGAGATAGTTCCACATGCATTGGTATCGCTTGGGTCATAGTATACTTCTGCTCTACTTAAATACGAATGCATTCTCTTAATGGTTTCAACTGATATAGGTTCACCATTGGCAAGTTGTTGTGCTCTAACCTTACCGGTTTGTGTTGCACATTTGTTACCATTCTTTTCGTTTAACTCTATTCCTCTCTTTGCATTATTAGAAATACTTTGTCCGTAGTCCGAATAAGATTCCATTTCAATTCTTTGACCTTTTCCGTATCTCTTATCTTTTCTTATGATTGCTTTAATCTGACCTAAAAATATTTCAGCTTCTTCTTCTGTCAATTCATCAATTGATTTCTCTAATGATAACTTAACATCACTCTTTCTATGTTCAAACAAACCTTCAATTGAATATCCATTGAATGTACCATCTTTTACTTTTTTCCAAACATCATCATTCTCTACTTTGTATACTGCGAATAGTGTTCCTTTTGGAAGGGTAAATCCGTATAAGTTTGATTTATCTTTTGTTGGTTGTTCAACTAACCATAGTTCTGTTAAGTAAACACCTGATGTTTTATCACCATGCTCTAACGTTACTTCACTACCATATCCGTTCTTCATAAACTTTCTGGCAACGTTTTCAATCGTTTGTTCACTAAAATATACATAGTATCTTTCACCATCAGCCGTTAATCTTAATATCTTTTTATTAGGTATTAACATAGGGCCGGCAACTAATCTTTTTTCATCAGATACTTCTGCAAACTTCACTTCGTTTGACATATATACAAAGTCTCTTTCAATAGCACCTGCTGCGACTAATGAATTGGCAAATACACCATCCTCTTCGTCTTGCAATATAAGTTCAAATAATTCTTCCATTTTGTGTTTTGTATTTAACAATTTCATTATTGATTATCCACCACTACTAAATGTAGCAGCTCTATTTGTTCTTCTATCTAATGCCTGTGTTGAGGTAACGTCCTGTGATACTACAAACGCACGTACAGGTCTACCAGTTGCAGCACCTATTGTTTGTGCAATTTGTGTTGTTGGGTTCATACCACCCTGAGTTTGTATTTGTGGTGGAGTAAATTGTGGTGGACCTGGCATCGATGGTGGTGCACTTGCTCCTGCACCTGCTCCACCTCCTCCACCTGTTGCTCCTACACTTGCACCTGCTGAATTGATTTGTTTAATACCTTGTGCAGTAGCTGCTATAACTGCTGCAATAGATAATGCACCACCTATTCTAGATGGTATAAATGCTGGGTTAGGAATAGCCGGTGGTAAGATTGGTGGTACTGAGTTCATTTGTGTAATAATCTTTGCAACTGCTGCACCTTTCTCAATTAACAATCCTGCGATTGCAACTGCTTTATTCTTTCCAGCTATCTGTCCAAGTAATTGTCCGAATTGTGCAAACAAATCTGCATATTGCATTTGTAATGCAACCTTTGCATCTTGTGCAGCCTTTTCAATCGCAACTTCCTGATTGGTTATATTCTCTCTATCTTTTGCGTATTTGTTTCTAATTTCCGTCTTTTGTAATTCGGTAAGTTCTGTATTCGCTAATTCGTTTTGTTCTGCTTGTGCAAGTAGTTGTCTCTTTTGTTCAAGTCTTTCTATATCTTGTGCAAAGTCACCTTCTACTCTTGCATTTAATCTATCTATCTCTTCTATTTGAGATTGAATACCTAATGCAGTTATCTCTCTTTCCTCTTGTAATTTCTTTTTCTTTTCCTCATTCTTAAACTTCAATAAGTCAATTTCAGCTTTTATAAGGTCTCCGTTTGAATTAGCATACTTAACTCTCATATCATACAATGACTGTTGATACTCAGCTTCCGTTGTTAATCCTTTTTCCTTTTGAAGTTGTAAATCTAATTCTGCTTTTGATAAAGCTTCATCATTCTGTTTCTTCAAATCCTCAGCTGCCTTTGCTGCAATCTCTTTACCTTTTTCAGCAAAGTCTTTATCAGATGCTAACTTTTCAGCCTGTAATTTAGTGATATCTGCAAGAATGTTTTTATATTCTGCACTACCTTTCTTTTCTAATGCTAATCTATCTTGTAAATCTTTTAGTTGTAATTGATACGCTTTTTCTGCAAAAGTCTTTTCAATATCAAACTTTTCTTGTTCTGTTTGTGCAACTGCTAATGCCTCAGCTTTAAGTTTTTCCAAAGCAGCCATGTCAAGCTTATCTTGAGCTTCCATTAGCTTCTTCTTTTCCTCTAATGCATTTTTATTTGCATCAGTTCTTTCTTTAAGATTTTCCTTTTCTGTTTTAGTTAACTTTTTTGTTCCTTCTTCAAATCTACCAAATGCAGCTTTACCTGCATCTAATGCTGCAGGAATTGCATTTTTAAGTTTATCATATCCCTCTGATACAGTATCAAAGTCCAAAGTGAATATACCTTTAAGAATTTGACCTACACCAACACCTACATTCTTAACTAAATTAAATAATCCTAGTAAAACTGAATAAAATACACCAATACCTTTTGTAATATATGGTAATGCTGATACTGCTAATTCAAGGAATGCATCTAATAAAGGTTCAACCGCTGCAAATATACCACCGAAGATTTTCTCTAAACCAATTAATAATGGTTCGAGTTTTTTCATTGCACCTTCTGTTTGTGTAAATGCACCAACCAATCCACCAATGGCAGCAACAATTAAACCAATACCGGTTGCTTTTAATGCAGCACCCCATGATTTAGTTGCAAGTTCTACTTTCTTTAATCCCTGAAATAATTGACCAACAGGACCTGGTGCAGCTTCTAATGCACCTGCAAAGTCATCGGCACCTAATTTGGCACCTTCTATTGCATCTTCAACATCTCTAATGTCTGCGGATAGTCTTTTAAAGTCAGCACTACCGGCAGCAGTTTCTTTCAATTGCTTTTTTAATTCACGCAATTGCTTTAATGAAGGTTCAATGTTAGAATTGATTTCTATGTCTACTTCGACTTTCTCTGCCATAGTATTCTTTTAATTAGTTTCCATGTACCTTTCCAAGTACTGGGTAATTCGTAAATACCTTTTGCAATATCAATTCGTTTGGATTTACCATAGTAATCACTTATTGCTAAAAGGTCTATAACATTTTTTATCATGCTTTTTGTATTTAACAATTCGAAACCTTAAAATAAGTGATGGTAATCAGAATGTTTACCCCAATATTTATGTTCCTTACTTAAATTATCTTTACGATATATGTTGTAGTGTGAAGTGAAATGATTTCCGTGATTGATATGAATGGATTGATTAGGTGCTTCCCATTGTTTTCTTTCCATAGTTTGTGTCTCAATCATACCTGAATTAGTTACTAATGCATTTGGTAAAATCAAATTAAAGTGTTCAATTGCATCTTCTATTCTCATTGTCATTTGATGCATTGGTTCATCTCTTTGTCCTTTCTCTTGCCAACCATCTTTATTGATACCACCATAATTCATATTAGTCCAAACTGCACCTCTTTCAAATTCAGGGTAATCAAAGTATCCTTCTGCATACATTACATCATGTTCTAAAAAAGAAACGTAATCGTATTCACCCATTGTTTTTGCAGTGTGAATACATTGAAGTATTTGTAACATTTGATTTAGATGTGAGGAACTTCTATTCCAACTAATTATTTCAGTAAAAGGGTTGTTTTCTACTCTATTCCATACACAAGTAATGATATCAGCTTTATTTTCAGATGCTATTTTAATAGTTTCCAAAGATTTTTTTACAGCAGGGTGATTTGTTTGGTCGTTTGAATACCAAATTCCTAATCTTCTATTTGTTGATTTTGGATAAACAAAAGTATCACCTTCCTTTACCTTTTCCTCAAATACCTCTCCTTCTAATTCTCCTATGATTTCCAGATACTTTACCACTCCTGGGATAGTATCACCTATAATTCCATTATCTACTCTTAAAACAATTCTTTTACCCTTTACTTTTGATTGTATGATTTCTGTACAATCTACTCCTCCATATGTTGCTTTTATTATCTCCATAAGTGATAGACTCCTACTCTATTTATATCATATTCACCTAACTGATAAAGTTGATAATTATTAAATCCCCATTCAACCATCTTTTGTTCACACAAAATACGAGTTGGGTCATTGTGATATTCAATTGCTATTTCATCTACAAACTCAATCATTTCTTTTGTAACATTTTGAAAGTGTATTTCAGCACCTTCAATATCACACTTAATAACTTGTGGTTTGTATGTTTCTAATAAATCTTCTATTTGTGCATTATGATTGACACATAAATGAAATATATTCCACTTACTATCATCACCATACAATCTATGATACTTTTCAATATCTTGCATTGCACAATCAAATCCAATTAATTTACTTGCACCTTTGGAAACAAAATATTCTGATGATGATGGCCATCCTTCATTCCAAGTACTATCCCAAAATGAACAACCCATGTCCATCACCACTTTGTTTTCACAATTTAGAAATCTCCAATGGTTTTCTGGATTCTCTGATGTTATTTTTTCTATCATAATAATTTGCTGTTTTGTGCAGTTTTTTCAATCCACTTCCAATATTCATATGAAGCAGTATCTTCTCTTACTTCTATATTTTGATTGTATGGTAATGAGTTCATAAATTGTGCTTTATAAAATAAGCCTGATGTTGAATTAGTAACTCCTGCATTATGCATGATATTCATTTTATGGTAATCATCTTTTGTAGATGTACCCCAACTAAAATCAAAGTTTTGATGACATATAGTATGGTTTTCTCTCAACCAACCATTCCATAATACTGCCCACATATCTGCACACCATATTTGTAATTCGTGATAAGATGGGTCAATCTGTTTCTTAATATTATTTAAATCTGAAATATTTTTGTATAATACCTCACTATCTCTTTCAACTTTATTCCAATACTCATAATCAATACCTTTCATTAGGTATTGTGCCCCTATGGCATTCAATTCATTCCTTTCAATTTCAAATTTGGATATACCTACTATATCACACATTGCTTCTAAAATATCATCTCCTTTTGACTTTATATAATCATGTCCGATATACCAACGAGTATCACTACCATACCATCTATTATCATTTATCATAACATCAGTAATCCATTCCGTTGGTGGTTTAGAAAATACGATATCACAATCATGGTAAAAGATTGTATCATTAACTAACTCAGGATATTTTTCCCAATGTTGTTTTAATATGTTAGGTCTGATTGATGAAATGTAGTGTTTAGTTTCTCTTGTATCATCATAGAAAAAGAAACGAGCTGGATAACCTGTTGCAAGTTTAATCCACTCTTCTGGTATTACACCATTTTGTTTCCAACATACGATGTCAACATAATTTAAGTTAACACCCATAGATTGGAAATTATTTAACATCACTTCAACTTGCCATGCATAATACAAAGAAGCCGGTTGTGCACATACATAACGTAAGGATTTGCCATCTGCAATTTTTATGCCATTCATAAAATCTTTTCATATTTAACAACGAAAAGTTATATCGTATCAGTTAGCAAGTTACATAGTTTGTAATTTCACCACTCGTATTTATTTCCACTGCATATGTGTCTAATGGGCCAGTTAACTTACGCCAACCGGTTGAGCCAACAAACGGAGTTGTTAAAGCTGTATTGGTATATAAAAACATTCCTACAAATGGTACGGTAAATCCAGCTTGTGCGTAAACAATACTTGTTGTCGTTGCTCCACTACATGCAGATGCTGAGTCACCACTCGCTCCATTATCAATTTGATACTCCTCAGGTGCACCCGAAGTTGTAGTAGTTGTTGTAGGAGGAACGGTCGTAGTTGTAGTCGTAGTTGAAGTAGTGCTTGTAGTCGTAGTTGTTCCAACTGTACAACAAGGGCCGTATGAGTCAATTGTAAATGTTGCAGTTCCACCCAATGTATTTCTTTGTACACAATTTGGAGTACTTCCAATCACTTCTGGCCCAATACCTACTCCTTGTGTTTGTAATACATCATTACAATCTAAATATGTTACATTTCCTGCACCTGTTACTTCAATGTTTACAAATTCAACACAATTACAAGGTATAGTTGTTGTAGTCGTAGTTGGTGCCGCAGTAGTTGTTGTCGTACTAGTCGTTGTTGTTGTAGGTACACATGCTGCACAATTACTAAATACACTTCCAAAAGCAAGATTTGTATAATCAGGAGTTCCAACAGGGTCGATTTCTAAAACTTCCCAACAAGTAACACCATTAAATCCTGCACCACTATTTCCTGAAATCTTAAACGCTTGACCAATACCAGAAGGAGTAGTTCCACTTCCCAAAGTTACTATAAATGGCCCTGCTCCACCACCACAAGGTTCAACTTTGTAAGTTGTAATATAAGTTGTTGTGGTAGTTGTAGGTGCTGCTGTTGTTGTGGTTGTAGTGGTACTAGTGGTACTAGTCGTTGTTGTAGTAGGAGCCGCAGTAGTTGTTGTTGTTGTACTTGTAGTCGTAGCAGGAGGACAAGGACTTGTTTTACAATTACCAACAGGTGAAAACGTTCCTGTTCCTGATATAATTTCAACTTGTAGTAATCCACCGATAACTGCTGCACATAGGTATCTTGTACCTGCTGTCATATAAACATAATTCTCATTTTGTCCATAACAGTTGAATGTTGCTACTTCACCACCTTCGGAAGTTATATTTACTTCAACACAATTACAAGGGTCAGGACTAAATGTTGTTGTAGTAGTCGTAGGGCCTAATGTTGTTGTAGTTGTTGATGTTGATGTAGTACTAGTCGTAGACGTAGTAGAAGTTGTAGTTGTGGTCGAAACCGGTACACAACATATACCAAATGCATCTATTGAATATATTGCAGTACCACCTAATGTAGTTGCATTTATACATCCAGTTCCAAAAGTACCTACTGTTACTAATCCAGGAGTTACACTTTCTGATTGAGGTGTACCAAAACAATTTCTATATGTTACAGTTCCAGAAGCAGTCACATTTAATGTAATCGTTTCATAACACTCACAAACCAAATATTGAATTACTTCATTTAAAAAACATCCTACTGATAAATTGACTAACTTAATACAAGTAGCAGTATCAGGCATTGTAACTATTGCAGTTGACCCAATATTAGGCAAACTAACAGAACTTCCATCCACACAAATTGTATAATTTATACAATCATCGGAATAGTATATGTCATATAAAGGTCCTGAATTAACAGACTTTGAAGTTAATGTTATTTGTCTATATAGGTTTGCCATAGTTTTATATTAGTCCGTAAGAAGAAGTAAAGTAATTATAGTTATATTTTATTTCAGCATCTGTCAAATTTCTATTATATAATAAAAATGCTTTTAATGTATAGTTTGCACCAAGAGTGTTTGTACCATTATAATTACCAATATATGTACTACCCGTTTCATTTCCTAATGGAATAGGACGCCACCCACTACCGCTTGCACATGCATATCCATTATAAAATGGGCCAGATATATTTAATCCATTCGCAGAGCCTGTAAAATAATGTATTCTATTATCGTTAAAGTATGCTGTTGAAATTGTAGGATACTCACAACCAGTGCAACCTTGAAATGATGCTGAGTTAACATATCCAAACATTGAAGTTGCAGGTACACTAACCGATGAGCCAGTAACTTTTGTAATGGAACCAAATTGGTAGTCTCGTTTTCCATCATTAGTTATTGCTCCTTTTGGCATTGATGTTGCTACACCATTTACCCAAGTTGGTTGAAATTTCCAACTAATATAACCAAACTGACCAGCAGAAGTATCACCTTTTCTAAAAATAGCTTCAATTGAATTATCCCCAGTATTTTCTGTATATCTAAAATATGATAAAAACGTATATCCACTTCCAGATAATTCTGTATTCAATGAAGGGCCTATCAAACGATTTGTAGTTCCATTAAGTTGCCATCCATTTGAACCGCTTATCAATGTAGGGCCATTTACTACATAATTATTATTATTTCCACTTTCATCATACCATATTTGTGAACCACTATCATATCCATCTGGTGTTAAAAATACTATGGGACTTGGTGCAACTGAAATAGATGATGTGAAAGCAAATCCACACTCCTTTACAGGTAATAAGTTACTAATTACAGGTGGTTCTAATGGGCCTAATAACTGAATTTTACATTCACCATTAGATAAGTTATATTCGTTGATTGCACGTAAGTGATAATAGTTTCCTCTCCATTCGCAAATATCGTTCAATTCCATCTTATAATAATCAGAAAGAGGAATGATTGCTTCACAATTAAATAAACGAGTTCTAGGATTATACAATAAACTTACATATGTTTCCCAATACTTTGTATATAAATTTGATATAGGTATTTCACCATACGCTGCAGCCTCATTATTAAAAAGTAATGACTCACTATCAATCGTTGGAAAACTACCGGTAACTACATTATAGTTGTCAAAATAAGGAAAATGATTTTGTGCAAATGTTACACCTGAGTTAGTCAACGAACCACTCTCAATCCAATAAGTTTCACAATCAACTAATCCATTATAGAAAAATAGACGTGGCAAAACTCTTGTTGGATTATAGTTTTGGTCACTAATGTATGTTGGTATGTATATTGGAATTACTTGACTCATAATATATTGTTTAACAGAAGAAACCTGTTCCGAAACCGATTTCCCCAGTTGTTGAATTTATTTCAAATGTTTCAGCACCAAATCCTGCATTAAAAGTTCTATATCCAGTCACAGGTGATTGTGCATATCTATCGTAATACATTATTAAACCATATCCCAATGTACCATCTGTTGTATAAACATCAACTGAAATAGGTGAAGTACATACAATGTCAGGTCTACTAGCTGCACTTAATAATACATTTCCTGCAAAGAATGTACTTTCCGTTGGAGTTAAAGCACTACCTGATAAACCAGTACCTGGTATTCTAATCAACGGGTCAGAAGCAAATGTAGTTTTAACATTGAACTCACCTTGTGAAAAGAAGTTAGTTGTATCTATATAGTATTGTTTACCATATTCTCTATTTTCTGCTTTACTGAATTGTTGTGAAATGTAATCAGTATCCAAAGTATCACCAAAGTTTAATTTATTTACCGCAAGGTTGTTTGCAGGAATACACTCAATGTTTTTATCTAAATTAATGTATTTGTTAAAGTCTTTTATTTCACCTTGTGTATACCATTCATTAAATGCTTCAATTATAAATTCATTTAATTTGGTTTTGTTAGGATAGATTACTAAATTAAACTTCTTTTGTAAGCCTGTGATAAAATCAATCTGTTTGATACCCGTTGTACCATATGGCATGTTAGAAGGTATATCCATTATTCTACCATCAGCAGCTGACTTAACTTCTTTTACTTCTAAATATGATTTAGTTGTACCTTGTGGGTCTAATGTCACAAGTGGTAAAGTACCCGCTGCTGAATTAGGGGATTGTCTTATTTGAAAATAATAATTACCAACAGGTATACTATTCAATACAAACTCACTTGCTAATTGATATGTTGTATTGATACCACCAGTTCTACTTTGTTGTAGTTGGTCAAAGAAATTAATATATGCAGGTATTGCGGTAGTTCCATAAGGTGTTGCACTACCTGTTTCTAACACTCTTAATTGCCATGTTCCATTTGCTGAAAGTGTACCTGGCATATTATTTACCGAACAACTTACATTTATGTTTATATTCAATACACCATTCAAATTAGTTTTTTTATCAACTCTATATGCACCATTTGCATAAAAGTTTTGTGGGTCTGATAATTCGTTATACCAAGGAAGTGTTACCCAACTACCTGATGCAAGTGTTACGTCAGTCATACCACTACCAGATATTGCACCTACTTTTATCTTACCATATGTTTCCAAATCAACACCACTAAACTCAGGATATCTTAATGAGTTATTACAAACCATGTATATGTCGTCAATAAATGGACGAGACATAAATGAAGAGGAATATGTATATCCTGCTTCTTCAAAGATTGCATCTAATACAGGTTTAATTCTAATTGCAGGTTTGAAGTTTTGAACAGTCAATGCACCATCCTGGTCATCCATACCAAATAGGTCTAATGCACCTTGTGTAAACTCATATCCACTACCATATTCTGCAAGAGGATAAACTATATCTCCATTGAAAAGATTACCACTCCAACTTGCTGTAATATTATCGTAAGAAGCTGTATGGTTGTATTTTTCTAATGACGTTAAGTTAGTTAAAAAGTTTTTATTGATATCTCTTGCAAATGAAGATAGTCCACCATATATTGATATCTCATATGAGTCAATAAATTTATTTGCAAGTATGTTTACTTTGTTTAACTGCAAATATCCATCAGCTAAATAAAAAGAACCAAAGTCAAAGTAACAAGGTACTTTTGTATTCGTTGCAAATAGAAATGGGTTTTCAATACTGATATCGTATACATGTTCAAAGAATGCATTATTCTTTTTTGTACCAGGTATAGTTATCTGTCTTGTGAAATCGGCAGGTAGAACACCTAAATCAAATAGACCTGTGACGTTATCCGAAATCAATATTTCTTCATCATCAAATAAGTCTAATTGAGTATCGTTGTTTGCTATCAATCTAAATACAAAACCTTGTGTACTAATTATTCCCATTAGATTATAAGTTTGTAGGCTTGGCCGAAGTTAAAGTCAAATCCGTATTGTATCACCTTATCTACTACACCTGTTTTAAATGTGATAGATTGTGTGCTGATTGTAATTGGTCTCAAATCCCCATTCGCTTCATTGTATACCCAATATATTTCATCAGAAACTAATAGTTGCTTGAATATATCGTTATAGTCTTCACTTACCCAATCACTTTGTACTGAAATTGCTTGTTTAGAGTCAGCAATGTAATTTAATACAGAACTATCGTAATTATTGTATTGTAAAGTAGAACCTTGCCACGAACCTAATTGTGGTTGGTAAACTCTTCTTTCAGTATTAAATGATTGTTTACTAACCATGTTAAAGTTAAACCAATCAAATTGTCCGTATCTATTCTTAAACTTAACTCTTACATTAGGATACTTTTGTTCACATACTACGTTATATGTAATAGGAGACCCAATATTCGTACTTCCTGATTGAGCTTGAATTGTGTATGAAGAGAAACTTCCACTCAAAGGAAACCCACTTTCTGCAATTCCTATGGGGTATTGTTGTATTTGTTGTGAAGAGGTTACACTCCCACTCAATGTTATAAATGCAGTTTGAGATGGAGAAGTATATCTTAATCTTGTAGGTTGTGAGCCAGAGTTAGCAACACCTACATAAACCCCTGCTAAACCTTCGTTAGTTGTGAATGCAGATTGTGTTGCAGGCCCATCAGTCATTAAAGGCCAGAATGGTGTCTTTGCAGTTATAGGTTGTCCTATTGGTTCTTGAAATATACCATACCCATCTAATATTTTATATGCAGAAGATTTAACATGACTACCTGTAATGTAAGTACTGCCTGAAAGATATTGTGTATAGAAATCAACAGCATAGTATTTTACATTTGATGTATTTGCCTGTGCTAAATCTTGTAATGTTGAATTTAATATTCTACTGAAATCAAATATACCAGTAAAAGAAGTATTTGGAAATTTAGCTAAAACATAATCAGGTACAGATGCGGAGTTTGTATTCGAACCTGTCCAATAATATAATTCACCAACATATTGAAACCCTGGATTTGCCACAATTGAAGTATTCTCAAATACAGAAAATACTATCGGTGATTGTGCCAAAGAAACTATTGCAGGATTTTGAGTTATTGAAATTGACATTTATAATTTGTTTTCTATTTAACCAACTCAAATGGTTTTGTATTGAATGGTTATCTAGCTCCTAACTCTTTTCTTATACTCAATCTTAAATCTTGTGCAATCTTTTTACCCGCATCTTTTGTGTATTTCTTAATTGCTGATTTTACCTCAGTAGATTTCCAAGCTTTCTTACCATAGTTGATAGATGCTTTATTTCCTGTCTTTTGTTTCCTAACTGTTTCACTTACATCTGGGTCGTTCCAAAATCTACCATATGTTGCACCAGGTGGAGAAACAAAGAAACTAACAGATGCGTTTCCTTTCTTATCGTATTTAGTCATTCTATCAGGTGTATTATACGACCTTAATGCATTACGAAGATTGCCTGTTTTACGAGGTGCAAGTGCAGACCCTACATTACGCAGAGTCTTTGCTAAATCTTTAAGTGATTGTGGTTTAACTGCCATTAACAAACAGGATTAGGGAATGAGCCAGACGGTAGTAAGTTATACAAACATCTAGGTCTATCGTTGTGAGTTACTAATGTAAATGTTGCAACGTGTCCTGCTAATCCATTATTAAATCTTTCTACAAATGGTTCACAAACAATTTCACCATCTATATCAAATGAAGATACCGAATATTGAGTAAACGAAGTTAAATCATTTACGATTGCAAGTGAGTTAGCAAGTATATCAATATAATCATCAACTCCAAAGAATGGAATAGTTTGTTTGTTGTATGTAGTTTGTGATACAGTTAATGGGCCACCACTTTCGTTATCTTTATTCTTTATCTTATCAGCAACAACTAATTGTATTTCATGTCTAGTCGTACTATCTGAAATTGTAGAACTTAATACATTGACATTACCAAATGGATACATTGGAAACTCTCTGTCATCAACTTCCTGAATGTCACCTACTGTTACCTTTGCTAATTGTGGGTGATTGGTCATAATTGTTTCCCAATAATCCAACACATTATAGTAAAGTGTGTAGTTAACTCCCTGATTATATCGTAAGTAATTGCTCATAGTTATTATAATTGAATACCACCAAAGTATTGATTTGTTTGGTCAGGATAGATTTGTGTTTGGTTACCAACTGATTGTAAGTATTGAGGTATTTGATTTGAGTAAGAGATTAAAAAGTTTTGTAATCTCAATGCCCAATAATCAGCATTCGTTTGAGTTTGTTGCTTCAAATAATCAATCTCATTTTTAGAAGGTGCAACACCTTGTTCACTTTGTTGTTTAACTGCACCATTCGATTTGAATTGTACCGCAGAGAATGGGATGTATTCAACACAACTATACCAAATTAAACATGGTTTAACATAGTCTTCCATTAAGTCAAAGTATATACCTGTGAATGGTGTTCCAGTTTCAATCTGTAATGAAATATAATCATACAATACCGTACCCAATAAGTTTTTCAAATACTTTGTTTGAGCAGTATAAATAAATGGAAGAAGTGCATCTGCATCTAGTGCACCTTGCAGTGGTGAGTTTTTTATAATATCATTTCTTGATACAAATAATGCTGTTGCCATGTGTGTTTATTTTATAATTGTTTCGTATTCTTTTTCAAAATGTGCCGGCTTAACAAACTTTTCAATAGGTTCATCAGGTCTTATTTCTTGCACATCTGTTGATGTCTCATCTTCTGTTGCTGCTGGATTTTCTAATTCCTTATTAGTTTCATCTGATACTTGGTCAACTGTCTTACCTGTTTCCTCAGCTTGTTGTGAAAGGATTGCAAGTGGTGTTAATTGGTCAAAGTATAATTGAGTATTATCGTATCCACCCTGTGTAAGTATATAATCTAATGAATTGATAATTAGATTTTGGAAAGGTGCAATAGTCATAGATTGTAAGATACTAAATGCAGTCATCATCTCCTCTGACTGAGAACTAAATCCATTTGCTTGTGTTCTAATACCAAACAATAGGGGTGAAGTAATTCTATGTGCAACAAGGATTCTATCTTGTGCGTATTCTGCAACATACTGAAACTTCTCATGTAAGTTATCAATTTGTATAACATCAATAGAAGGTTTAGTTGTAGGGTCATCATTAAATGATAACATAAACTTACCTGCGTTATTTGTACCTGTAAATTTAGCGTATAGTAAATCTTCAATCGTTTGTCTTTCTTCAGGAGCAGGTACACCATTGTTCATATTTAACATTACCATTGGTAAGAAACCATTTGTGATATTGTTTATGTGTAGGTTTGATAATTCTGCTTCTACCAATGAGAACTGCATTGCAGATACCCAATCAGGTAAACTATAATAATATAAATTAGGAGAATAGTTCTTTACCCAAAATATTTCCATCTTTTCGTTAGAAGTATTAAATGCAGGTATTTTCTTTTTATCTCTTACCTTTCTTTGGTCATTCCAATCTACACAATAATAGTAATTCTCAATACGAGGATTGTCAAATATCTTTTCAGCACGAAGTGTTTGAGCTGGTACGTGATATAAACGAATTATCTTCGTATGGTCATCGTTCCAATAAACTTGGAATGCAGCATTACCAAATAGTTTTAAATCGAATGCTGCCCTCTTTACATCCTCCTGTGGTATAATACGAGTAAGAGTAGTGTTAAAACTTTCATCCTTTGAATACAATCCTTTACCATAAATTAAATCAGCTATACCTTCGATACATGCTGCATTTGTTGTAGAAGTATTGTATGCAAGTGTAACTGCATCAAAGAAATCATCATGTCCATAAACACCGAATGGCACCCATGCATGTCTCGTTTTAGTATCTTCTGTTATAATTGGTAGTGAGTTATTTCCGTTTGTATTCACTACTGATAAGTTTAATTCTTTATTCATATTCTATTGTTTCTAAATTTTATGGACAACCTGGTGTGTTATCGTTTAATACACATCCTGCTGCGTATACTCTTAATGTTCTACCTGCAAAAGTTAAGTCTTGAAATCCACTACCTGATATATCAAATGATAAAAGAGGACTTACTTGGAAGCCTGGTTGGTATTGGAATTGTAAACTACCACTTACTCTACTTCTATAATATGTTCCATTCAAATCACCACCTGATGTACAAACAGGACTTACATTCCCACTAAAATTGTAAATAAATGGAGGAGTAGCCAAATCCCACGAAGTACCATAAGGAACTGTACAATTTGAGTCACTACTCATAAATAATTTATATTCATTTATAACAACACTATCAATTGTTCCACCAGGAAGAATACTTCCACTCGCACATACGTTAAAGCCCATTCCACCAGCTTGTCTATTAAATCTAAAATCTGCATCAATTGCACCTGGTGCAACAGTAGTTGTAGTCGTAGTAGGTGCTAACGTAGTTGTAGACGTTGTACTTGTTGTAGTAGTTGTTGGTACTAATGTAGTTGTTGTAGTTGTAGGAGCAATAGTTGTTGTTGTAGTTGTACTTGGTGCAGGTGCTGCCTGTGACCATACAATATATTCATTCACACTATCTCTACTAATAAATGTTTCACCCTCAGGTATTTGGTTTACATATCCAGGTTTATCAATGGATTGTGATGTAAATACTGCAAGAGAACCATGCCACACATCTTCACAATAAGTAAATGGTGTAGTCGAATTGGATATAGCAGGTGTAAGATACACTCTGTATTGGTCTCCAACTATTGAATTACTTGAAATAGATAAATTAAATGACATACTAACAATACTTTCACACTCATTATAAGACCATTGACCTGGCCCATTTATGAATGAGTAGTTATCTTGCGTCATCATATTTTGTAAAGTGACTCTTAAATAATTACTGCCAGAACATATCTGTTTTGTTCTTATTGTGTAATCATTGTATCCACCTAGG